TTTAGGAGCTTCTTCAGAAGCGACTAATAGGATTATGTGTTTGTCGAAGGATAGCAGGATGGTTAATAGCGTTGCTAAGACTGATAGTGGTTTAACTGTGAAGCAAGAGGCTTTGGTTGAACACCTCGTAGCTAACGGTGGAACGATAAAGGATGCAGCACACGCCGCTGGTTATGCTGACGGTGAGAGTGGAAGAGTAAGTGCTTCCAAAGCGTTAGCTCTTCCTCATGTCCAAGCGTATATGATGCAGAGGATTAGAGACGAGCTGGGGACGAGAGCTACTCTGGCTCTCTCAACGGTTACGAACCTAGCGCGGACTGCCAAGTCTGAGTATGTCCAGCTCGAAGCGTCCAAGGATTTGCTAGACAGAGCAGGATTGAAGGCGCCAGACAAGCATATGCATCTACACGCTGGCGATATTAAGGTTGAGATTGATTTAGGCTGATGGGGGAGGGGGAAAAATGCGTTGCCGTAAGTTTGCAAGTGGTCCCATTCACGAATTATTCCTTCTCAAGGCTCGTAAAAAAAAGTATACTCCATTGAAGTCAAAATATATTTTTTAGCCAGAGGTGCGTCTATTGGCATATGATCCAAAGCAAGCTCTAATAATTCAAGAAGGTTTTGTTCCTTCCTTTTACTTTGATCACTTAAAAAAGCTGACCATTGGTGTTGGGCATCTCGTTCAGAAGGGAAGCCCCTACTACGAGGATAAGACTATTCTTAAACGCGCCAAGGCTCTGCTGGCAGAAAACGGCGGGGATATTAAAAAGACCAACGCCCTGCTTGCGAAAGACCCTTTCTTTCAAAGACCGAAGGAAGAGTTAATGAAGGTGTTTGATAAGGACTATGCCTATATGGAAGGCTTGGCCCGTAAGAACTACCCTGGATTTGACGAGCATCCCCAGAATGTTCAGGACTCCTTAGTCAACATGACCTTCCAGCTAGGCAATAAACCTACACGCTGGCCTAGTTTTAACAAGGCTTTGAAAGCCAAGGACTATGAAGAGGCCGCATACCACCTTGCTGACAGCGATTGGTTTGCAGTCCAGACCCCTAATCGTGCCGCCGCAGTCATTGACCGCCTTGCTTATGGCACTGAGTATGTTGAGCGGCCAGGGGAACAGAATGTTAATCGGACTTATATGCGTGATAACGTGCAGAAGCGGGTAAGCAAAAATCCGAAACACTTCCAAAACATGAAAAAAAGTGGTAGTCTTGGCGAAGAAGAGACCTCACCCCTGGGCAATCTATTCGATAAGGCATCTGATACAATGAGCAACTTGCTAAACAAAGCATACAACACAGTTGATCTTGCTGTGGCAGACGAGGGTCGCCTTACTAACAACAATGTTCCTCCTGAGTTGGTGGCGTATTTGCGCAGAGGTTTAGCTGACAATCCTGATGCTGTTTTTGTTAAGGATGGAAACTTTCCTATTCCTCTTCCAGAATATTTTGATAACGCAAGGTTTGATGGCTCGCGTGTTGTGTTTGATGATCTTATTGATATTGAGATTCCATTAGAAGATTATAACGCAGGGGATATTCCAGAAATAGAGTATGAGGATAACCCTTTGCTAGAGGTTGCCCCGTTAACTAATCGGCGCAAAATGCGACTAGACACAGAGCTTGATCGTATTTATTTTGGAGAGCCCTATGGCTCGTGATCCTAGAATTGCAAGAGCTGGCGTAAGAGGCTTTAATAAACCCAAGCGCACACCTAACCATCCAACAAAATCTCATGTTGTGGTTGCAAAGGTAGGTGATAAAGTTAAGACTATACGATTCGGTGAGCAAGGTGCTTCGACTGCTGGAAAGCCCAAAGCAGGAGAGTCCGATCGTATGAAAGCAAAGCGCGCAAGCTTTAAGGCGCGTCATGGAAAAAACATTGCCAAGGGTAAGACGTCTGCGGCATACTGGGCTGATAAGGTTAAGTGGTGAATTAAATGGCTAGAGAATTAACGGCAAAAGAAATAGAAGCTCGTAAAATTGCGAGAACCGAAGTGCGAGGTCGCAGGGAGGCGAATACCCCCGATAGAGCACAATATCTTTCAGAGGGTGAAGTAAATGATGATCCTTGGTACAACAACCGAAGAGACAAGCGTTTCCGTAAACGCGCTGATGCAAAACAGAACAAGGGCGCCAAAAACGCAGCTGAAATGAACGCAAACGCAAGGCAAAGAACCCTGCGGAGTTTGGTTAAGAGGGCTTCTGACATTAAGAATTTAACAAGTTCTGACATTAAATCAATTAATTCTTTGGCAACATCAGCAGCAAACGACTATAAAGGCACTACTAAAAAAGATGAGTTTGCAAAAGTGTTAAAAGCTACTCCTGTTTCTAGAAGCCTTCTTTCTATTGTTGCTCGTGGTGCTCCAGTTATAGGGGCCGTTGCTGCCATGAATGAGTTGCGTAAGGTTCACAAAGAGATTACCGACAATCCAAAAAGAACGTATGGTAGCCAAACACTTCTTGATATTTTGATGAAGGACTAATAATGAGCAAGCTTTATAAAATTGATGGCGCCGAGTATATCGGTAAAGACACAGTAAAAACACCAGATGGTCGTTCACACTCAGGAAAAACTTTTAATCCTGATAGCGAGCGTTTGTTTACTGTGGAAGAGCTTTCAGATCGCGGTATTACTGCTCGCGCTCATGTCCCAGAGAAGCGCGTAGAAAAAGTTAAAACAAAAAATACTCCCACTTCTTTGCGCAAGCTTGGTGAAGAAAGCACAGACTAAAAGGTGTTGCAAAAAGACACGCAAGTATCGCAGCTAGGAGTAAGCTATGAGTTTCTTACATACAATCAATCAGCGTGAGCGCGATATGCTCCGCACTATTGTAAAGAAGGTGCATATGAAGCACCATCCAAAAGACTTCTGCACCGACTATGAGGCAGACAAACTAATTGCCACTATTGCCCCAGACACCGTTGAGAGACTTATCAAAGTAGGAACGGACTGGAAACTTGACAACATTTAAGTATAAACCTGACGGAGAAGTTCTTAAATCCTTTATGAAGGATGATACTTTCTTTCGTGGTATTCGGGGGCCTGTAGGCTCTGGCAAGTCTGTTGGCTGCTGTATTGAAATCTTTCGTCGCGCTCTTGCGCAGGAACAAAACGAGGATGGTGTGCGCCGATCGCGCTGGGCTATCATTCGGAACACAAACCCTCAGTTAAAAACTACTACGATTAAGACTTGGCTTGACTGGTTTCCTGAAGAAACCTGGGGTAAGTTTCGCTGGGAGGTTCCGTACACTCACCATATCAAACGCAAAGATTTAGACTTAGAAGTTATCTTTCTTGCTCTCGATAGACCAGAGGATGTAAAGAAACTACTGTCCCTTGAGTTGACTGGCATCTGGATCAACGAGGCTCGCGAGCTACCCAAATCTATTATTGATGCGTGTACTATGCGTGTGGGACGTTTTCCTTCTATGCGCGAGGGCGGCCCCACTTGGACTGGAGTTATAGCTGATACCAACGCTCCAGAAGAAGATCACTGGTGGCCTATTATGTCGGGTGAAGTTCCTGTGCCAGATCATATCTCTCAAGAAGAGGCGCGTATGTTGGTTGCTCCAGACAACTGGAAGTTTTATACACAGCCAGCGGGTATGGTTGCCGTAAAGGATGGCGATGGCAATGTATTAGACTATGAGCCTAACAAGGAAGCTGAGAACCAAAAAAATATGATGTCAAGCTATTACCCGAACCTTATCCGTGGTAAAACTAAAAGTTGGATTGATGTTTATGTAATGAACAAGCTTGGTCAGATTAATGAAGGAAAACCTGTTTATCAAATGTTTGCTCCAGATATGCACGTTGCTAAAGAAGAAATTCCTGTGGCCGCTGGTGTTCCTGTCTTTATTGGGCTGGACTTTGGCCTTACTCCTGCTGCTGTTTTTGGTCAGCGTGTTAGGGGGCGTTGGTTACTTCTTCAAGAAATTGTAGCGTTTGATATGGGCATTGTGCGGTTTGCCGAGCTTCTTCGCACAGAAATAGCAACTCGGTATTCTGGCTGCGATGTGAACATCATTGGCGACCCTGCTGGTGACTTCAGGGCACAGACCGACGAGAGTACCCCATTTCAAATCTTGCGGGGTGCTGGGCTAACTGCTCGCCCAGCTTCAAGCAATGATGTGTCTCTTCGCATTGAGGCTGTTGCTGGAACGCTAAACAGAATGGTAGATGGCAAGTCTGGCCTGCTTATTGACCCACGCTGCAAGGAGCTAATCAAAGGCTTTGAGGGTGGTTATGGTTATCGTCGTATGCAGGTATCAGGTGAACGCTTTGATGATAAGCCAGACAAGAACCGCTTCTCTCACATACACGATGCTTTGCAATACTTAATGCTTGGGGGTGGCGAAGGCAGAACCGTTCTAAACCAGGGGCAGGTTGCAAGGCCATTTACTATGAAGCGAGAGTTTGATATATTTACTCGTAAGCCTAAACAGGCAAAACAAAGTTTTTGGAACAGGATGAAGTGATGGTTACTAGAGCGCAAAAAATTAAACAAAGGTATGGGCTTGACCAGTCCTTGTTTTCAGAGGCCGAAGCTTCTGGCGTTGACCCAAGAACCGTTGAGTTCTTAACAAAAAAATCAGAAAAGATTCTTAAAAAAGCTTCTGCTAAAGGTGTTCGTGGCATGGCTGCGAGAGGATTTGAACAACAAAATAAAGTCCAAGAAGATATAAAAGAACAGTTAACATCTGAGGCGCGCAGACTCCCAGAGATTCAAGCTATTCGTGAGCGGCGAAAAAAAGCTGTTGCAGAAACAATTCAAGCCATGTCAAGAAAACGTGGTAAAGTTAGTTTGTTATCAGGTCTTTCTGGTGGCAGCGGTTTCTTTACTGGATACTTTCAATAATGCAAGATATAGCAAAACATTACATTAAAAAATATGAAACAGCGCGGACGCACCGCACAACATTTGAGGACTTGTTCCAAGAGTGTTATGACTATGCTCTGCCTCAACGGGAAGGGTTTTATTACAATGCGCCAGGTCAACGCCGTGATGATCGAATCTTTGATGAAACTGCTGTGGTTGGTGTTCAAGAGTTTGCATCTCGCCTTCAATCTGGCTTGGTTCCTAACTTTGCGCGCTGGTCTGACCTTGTGGCTGGTAGCGAAGTTCCTCCTGAAGAACAGGACGAAATTAACAATCGTCTGGATTCAGTTACAGAATATATATTTGAAGTCCTTGCAAACAGTAACTTTGCTCAAGAAGTACACGAGTCGTTTATGGACTTGGCTGTCGGCACAGGTTGCTTATTGGTGGAAGAAGGTGACTCGGTAAACCCTCTGCGGTTTAGCGCAATTCCTTTACCTAAGGTAGTGCTAGAGAATGGCCCCGATGACCGCATTGACCATGTGTATCGGGAAAGAGAAATCCGTCATTCAGATATGAAGATAGTTTATCCTAAAGCTAAACTGTCTCCAAAGCTGGAAGAGATGATGGTTAAGAAGGCCGAGGACAAGTGCAAGGTTCTTGAAGTTGTCTGTCGTCTTTATGACAAGCCAAACGTAGAACGCTATGGTTACTATGCTATTGACAAGACTCACGGCGAGCTAATCTTTCAAGATATTTTCGAAGGTGTTGGCAGTAATCCGTTTGTGTGTTTTCGTTGGTCTAAAGCTTCTGGTGAAGTTTATGGACGGGGGCCTTTGGTTAACGCACTGTCTGCAATCAAAACAACCAACTTAACTATCCAGCTTGTTCTTGAAAATGCACAGATGGCTATCTCAGGTATCTATCAGATGGATGACGATGGTATTGTAAACGTAGATACAATTAACCTTGTGCCTGGCACAGTCATTCCTAAAGCCCCTGGATCAAACGGCTTGCAGCCTGTTGCTGCTGCTGGCAGCTTTGATGTTGCTAACCTTGTTCTAAATGATATGCGCTTAAACATTAAACGCGCTTTGTATAATGATATGCTGGGTGATCCCAACCGCACACCAGCTACTGCCACAGAGATTGCGGAGCGTATGGCTGACTTGTCTCGCCGTATCGGTTCTGCCTTTGGTCGCTTGCAAGCAGAGATGGTTCAGCCCATCTTGCAGCGCGTAGTATATATTCTGCGCAAGCAAGGACGCATTGATCTCCCTACAGTTAATGGTCGTGAAGTAAAAGTTCGCAGCGTGTCGCCATTAGCACAGGCTCAGTCTAATCAGGACATCACAACTGTAGCTCGTTTCTTGGAGTTGGTCGGCGCAAACTTTGGGCCTGAGATGGTAAATCTTCTTGTTGACTCAGAAGAAACAGCAATCTATCTTGCTAAGAAGTTTGGCGTTCCTGACAACCTTATTCGGGATGAGGCAGACAGGGAGGCTATCCAGCAGCAGATGCAGCAAATGGCGCAGATGCAGCAAATGATGGCACAAGGTGATACTGGAGTGTAGATGTCACACATTGGAGTAGATGGGTATCCTCGCCCACAAAAAGAGGACGAAAAGATTTCATCAGATATTAAGTCTCTGTTTGGTTCTCCAGCAGGGAAGGAAGTTCTCCGCTATCTCCGCTCCATTACATTGGATGCGGTAGCTGGCGGGGGCATTAGCGATGGCGAGCTGCGACATTTAGAAGGCCAACGCTTTGTAATCGCGCTTATTGAAAGGCGCATTAAACACGCAGAGAAGGTAGAAAGTAAATGAGTGAAGCAACAGATAATGTAGAAGCGGAAGCTGAAGCACCTGAAGCCGTAACAACTGAGGTAGCAGATAGCCGCCCTGAGTGGTTGCCTGAAAAGTTTAAGACACCAGAAGATCTGGTTACATCTTATTCTTCCTTGGAAAGTAAACTAGGTAAAGGGCAAGAAGAGCTTCGTGAGTCTATTATGGGTGAGATTGAGAAAGAAGCTTTTGCCAATCGCCCTGAAAGCCCTGGTCAGTATACAATTCCAGAAGGTGCAGACGAGCTTGCAGATGATCCAAACGTAGAGTGGTGGGCAAACTTTGCTTGGGAGAATGGGTTTTCTCAAGAGGAGTTTGACGAAGGTCTTGCTCGCATGATGCCAGAGCAGCCAAACTTAGACGCAGAGGTTGCAAAGCTTGGCGACAATGCCAACGCTCGGATTGAAGCGGCTGCGCTTTGGGCTAAAAAGAATGTACCAGAAGAATTGTCTAGCGCAGTTATGCGTCTCGGTGAAACTGCTGAAGGCGTAGAGCTAGTAGAGTTCTTTATGAATAAACTTAGTGACACACCCATCTCTGGTGAGACTACAGCTACTGTAGGTCTTAGCAAAGGTGAGCTGGAAACAATGATGCGTGACCCTCGCTATTGGGATAACACGCGCCGTGACCCAAGCTTTGTAAAGCAGGTTGACGAAGGTTTCTCAAAGCTGTATAAATAAAATTGTAACACCTCCTTCGTTACTTTTTAGGGCTGTCCTTATCCCCTTTCGGACAGCCCTTTTTTGTTTGTTGCAAAAATATCACTGTTGAGGCATAATTCACTTGTTAGAGGCCCGTATGTAGTGGATGGCCCCGCAAGGGATAACCAGATGATGCGAAGCGCGGACAACCGATCCTGACATAATGTAAACTCAAATCTCAAACAGGAGAATGAAAATGGCTAATACTATTGATCAAGCCTTCATCACACAGTTTGAATCTGATGTTCATCTTGCTTATCAGCGTATGGGTTCGAAACTTCGCAACACCGTCCGCCAAGTAAATGGCGTTACAGGCTCAACTGTTAAATTCCAAAAAATCGGTAAAGGCGCTGCCAATACCAAAACTCGCAACGGCGATGTGACTGGCATGGAAGTCGCTCACACCAACGTATCTGCAACACTGACAGATCACTATGCACCTGAGTATATTGATAAGCTGGACGAATTGAAAACCAACATTGACGAGCGTCAAGCTGTTGCTCAATCTGCTGCTTATGCCTTGGGTCGCAAAACTGATGAGCTGATCATTGCTGCTATGGATGCTGGTGCAAACGCAACTCAGATTGCTGACACTGGCGGCGCTTTGGTTAAAGGCGATTTGCTGTCTCTCTTCGAAGTTATGGGCTCTGCCGATATTCCTGAAGATGGCAACCGCTACATCGCTATGTCTCCAGCTGGTTATGCTGACCTGTTCAGCATCAACGAGTTCGCTTCAAGCGACTATGTTGGCGACCAAAACCTGCCATTCGCAGGTGGTATGACAATGAAAGAATTCTTGGGCTTCAAGATCTTCTCAACGTCTGCTGTTGCTGGCGGTAAAAACTTCGCCTACCACAGCTCTGCTGTTGGTCTGGGTGTAGGTTCAGATGTTCAGACTGAAGTAAACTATGTGCCACAGAAAGTTGCACATTTGGTTACTGCTCACATGAGCATGGGCGCTGTTGCCATTGATGACAACGGCATCTACGAAGTCCTGGACAACAACTAGGTCTTGTTGGGGGAGGGGTAATACCTTCCCCCACTTTCCTAGCGGAGATAAGTATGACATCTACAGTAGCTAATAGTGGTATCGACGTTTGCTCTCGCGCCCTGATTCTCATTGGTGCTGACCCTATCACATCTTTTGACGACCCGACCACAGAAGCTTTGGTCGCTGTTAATATGTATGAAGATGTAGCCCAAGCTGCACTGGCAAGTATGCGCTGGCGCTTTGCTACAGAACAGTCTCAGCTTTCTCGTCTGGTTGAAGCACCTACTGGTCGTTACGATGCGGCCTATCAGGTTCCTGCTGATATGCTTATGATGAACGCTTTAACTATTAACGACATGAATGTAGAGCATACAATTTATGGCGATAAGATTTTTTGCAACGTCTCTCCTCAGGATGAGTTAGTTGCCGATTACATTTACCGCGCACCAGAAGAGGACTGGCCTTCTTACTTTACCATTGCTGTAGAGTACACAATGGCTTCTGTGTTTGCTGGCTCTATTGCGCGAAACGAAACGCTTGTTAGTATCATGGATCAAAAGGCTGCTCTCGCCATGGCTAAAGCTCGCAGCTTAGATAGCCAACAGAATACTACACGTAAGCTAACCACGTCGAGGTTCCTCACTGAAAGGCTTTCATAGTGGCAAAAATTAAGATTCCGCTTCATAGCTTTCAGTATGGAGAGTTAAGCCCTTCTTTTACATCCCGCCTTGATGCACAGGTGTATCAAGCTGGCGCACAAAAGATGCGCAACTTTGTTTTAATTAACGAAGGTGGCGCAAAGAAACGCCCTGGAACCAAACGTCTCTATGAGTTTTCTAATACAGTAAACCCATCTAATCCGCTTGAGATAAGAGCAGAGCCCTTTATCTTTTCTGATGATGAGGAATATATTTTTGCTTTCAGTAATAACAAACTGGATATATTTTTCATTAACCCGCTTACTGGTGCAGCCACATACTCAACTACATTAAGCGGCTCAACGGACTGCCCTTGGACAACAAGCATCTTGAAAGAGATTACGCTTGCCTCTTCTGGTGATGTTACGATTATTTGTCACACATCTTTCCAACCTAAAGTTATTCGCAGGACTGGCTTGGATGTATTTGTATCTGAAGATTTTGCGTTTGAAGATAATGGTAACGATGGCTCTCCAACCCAACCATATTATACGTTTCAGCAAGCTGGTGTAACCCTTACCCCTGCCGCAACTACTGGCACTGGTGTCCTTGTTACTGCTAGTTCTGCTTACTTTAGCAGCGATCATGTTGGGACATATTTGTTAATCGGTAGTACGCCTTGTGAGATTGTTACTTATGTTAGTGCCACGCAAGTAAACGTAGATATTACGGGTACAATTTTGCGGCGCTTGCTTCCAGATTCTATTGAGGTTTTTTCTGGTGCTGTAGATATTCAAGTAACAATGGCTGCTCATGGTATGTCAGTTGGAGACAGCTTTGTAATTAGTCGCGTTGGTTCTCTTGGTGGCCTAAACACAAACCATACAGAGGGTACTAAAACAGTAACTCGTGTTATTGATTTGAATACCTTTGAATACAGTGCTGGTCAGACAGCCACTTCGTCTGCAATCGGTGGTGGTTCTGTAGAAGTTTCAACGAGCGCAGCTACTCCAGAATGGTATGAACAGTCTTACTCTGTTCTTCGCGGCTATCCTGGAGCTGTAACGTTCCATGAGGGGCGCCTGTGGTTTGCTGGTACAGTTGCACAACCTGGACACATTTGGGCTTCTCGCTCTGCTAACTTCTTTAACTTTGATGTAGGCACTGGTGCAGATGATGACGCAATCGACTTAAACTCTAACTTTGGTGAGTTCTCTCAGATTCGCCACTTGGTTGTAAACCGTGACCTGCAAGTATTCTCTGCTAGTTCAGAGTCTTTTGTTCCAGCCTTTACCGATCGTCCAGTTACCCCTGCAACAGCCATAGTGAAGCGTCAGACGCCTTTTGGTTGTTCCTTTATGCGCCCACAGTCTTTTGATGGTGCAACGCTTTATACGCAGGCTTCTGGCAAGATGCTAGGCTCTTATGTCTACAGTGAAGTCGAGCAAGCTTACAATACATCTAACGTGTCTGTTACGGCTACCCACCTGATGCGCAATCCAGTGCAAGCGGCAAGCATTAAAGGTGGCTTTGATCGCTCCGAATCCTACTGTTTTCTTATTAATGATGACAGTACACTCTCTGTGTTCTACTCTGCTCGGGATGAGGGTCGTGCTGGCTGGATGCTTTGGGATAGTCCAGGGAAGTTTCATAGCATTTGTGTTGTAGACCGCCGAGTATTTTGTATTTCAGTTAGGGATAGTGGGGATGGCACAGATAAATATTATCTTGAAGAGTTTCGTGAAGATATGCCTATGGACTTCTGTGATAGTTTTAGTGGAACAGCAGGTGTATTTGATTTAAGCTCTCACTTTAGCGATGGTGCGGTTGTGAAGGTAGTTAGCGGCACAGACTATATTGGTGAGTTTACTGTTGCTTCTGGAGAGATTGATGTGTCAGCAGTGAAAGAAATTACTCAAGCATATATTGGCTATCAGTTTGTTCCTATTCTACAGACAATGCCTATTGATGCATTAACATCTGGCGGCCCCCTAACTGCGGGACCTCGTAAGATTGATATGGTTACTCTTGATTTACAGGATACTTTATCTGTTGCTGTGAATGGCAAGGATATGATTATCCGTTCTGTTATCGATGACTTCTCTCTTGATCGTGAACGCTTTACTGGCAGGAAAGAGTTTAGGTTAATCGGTTATTCGCGTGACCCATCGGTTACAATTACACAGTCAGTTCCGTTTGATTTACAAGTTAACGGCATGGTTATTGAGGTGACATTCTAATGGGTTTTGCATTAGCAGCAGCAATAGGTTTTGGCAGTGCTTCTTCAAGCGCTCAAAAAAAAGCGGGGGCAGCAGCAGAGGCTGAAGCCAGACGACAGGCGGCGGAAATTCGCAAGCAACGATTTGATGTAGAAGAGCTTGCAGCGCAACAACACGTTGATCGAATGATGTCTTTCAGTGATCTGCAAAGGACAAACAATGCCTACGCAGCTTTTATGGGGCGTTCAGATCGTAGTATTGCAGCATTGCGCAATGAAGAGGCTCGTCGTTATGGACGCGATGTAGATCGTATTCGTGAGCAGGAGCGTAGAGAGGGTGTGCGAATTAATCGTGAGGCAGAAGAAACAGTTCGCCAAGGACAAATTGCTAACAAACAATATAAATCTGCTGCTAGAGCTACAATGTTTAACACGCTTGCAAGTGCTGCAATGATGTACAATGCTCCTGGTGGCAAAACAACAACACCAACACCAAACACAATCGGCGGGGGAACGGGGTATAAATCTGTTTTGGATAATCCTCTAGCGCCCAAAACTCAACTAGCATTCTAGCTACAGGAAATTAGTATGGCTATAGAAATTAAAAGAACAGTTGGTGGACAATCTTTTTTGAATCGTCCTGTTGGAGTTGTCAGGACTGCTAGTGGCACAGATAAAATTTACGCTCAAAAAGCACAGCAGTTTTCTGAGTCGGGTGCATTTGCATTTGAATTGGCAAAAGAGGCTCAAATTACAGAAGGGCGCGAGTATGCTAATCTTGCGCGCGTAAGAAACGAAGCTGGAGAAGTAGAGTATAAAGAGCTCCCATTCAGTCTTGGTCGTTATGGTCAAGCTGCTGCAAATGAAATTCTTACTCGCAAATATATTGTTGCATTAAAACAAGACCAAGTAGATGCAGCACAACAAATACGCGAATTAAACAAAAACGACCCTGTTGCTTTTGAAACTAACTTTGATGCCTGGATTGAAAAGCGAGCAAAGTTAATTGAGCAATCTGGTGGCTCTGAAATTCTTTCTGGTTTTATTGAGTCTGCTTCTGTTTACAAAAAAGAAATAGTAAATGACATTGTTGTCAAAAATCAAGAGTTAGAAAAACGTCAATCTCAAGCACTTTGGGAAAGTGTGTCTAGGCAAGAAATCTCTGATATGGGCGCAGCTTATCGGGCTGGGCAATTTGAAGATGCAAAAAAATCTTATGACGCCATATATACAACAACAAACTCTAGTTTTGTTACTGGTGTAATTAACAAAGATAAGCAAAACGAAACGCTTACCGCTTTGAATCGTGCAAGGCTTGAGGGCATTGTCCTTAATCGTTTTCAAAACCAACCTCCTGAAGTTATTAAAATGCTTGAGCTCGAACTTCGCGGTGGTGAAAGCGGGCAAAACATACTTGAAAAGAACCCAGATATTCTTAAGGCATTTAATAGCTTACCTGATGCTACTCAAGCAACTTTTCTTGGTTCGTTAAGCAAACTTGCAACCAAACAAACAGAGTTTAATAAAAGTATTTTGCAAGATCTTGAAGATAAACGTAGTCTTTCATATGGTTTTTCAACAAAAGATCAAATGAATAGATTACTTTCTCAAACACCGTTTGATGATTCTGGAGAGCCAATCGGAACTGGATTGCAAATTTTAAGAAGTCCTGGTGCATCTATTGCAGCAGTAGATTACATGAAGCGTGGCGGCTCTCTTGAGCCAGAGTTTAAGTCTGCGGTTTCTCAAGTTCTTAATGGTCGTAGTTATGACCCTGATGCTGGCATAGGAACAGATTTGCAAATAATTAATACTGCTCTTGCTGCCTTAGAAACAGATCGTTCTGTTAATGGAAAGCCTGTATTGCGAACCGATATGGGCTTGACCGCATCTGAAGTTGGTCGCCTTACATACTTGCGAGATGCTATTAAACTTGGGCCAAGTTCTTTTGAGCGAGCAATGAATGTTTTTTCTAATCCGCAAGCTGCTGCCGATATGGTTAACGCTAGACTGGATGAAGAATTTAGAGGAAAAGATATTTTTGAATCTGCGGACAAAGTTTTAGCAGACCAGTCTGGTTTGAAAAAGATTCCAGACGAAATTAAAAGAGAAAACAAAAGTTACTTTATTGATCTTTTAATGACGCAAGAAAGTGTTGGCGATGCTATTACTAAGTTTGAAGAGCATATTAATGTTACATATGTAGAATCTAGCTATATGGAAGGTGTTAGCCAATACACTCCAGAGGTTAGGTTTCCAGAACTTACGCAAGAAAAAGATCATCGGGGAAACTTTTTTACATTTGCACTTGAGTCATTTAAAGGAGACAGAAATGTAACCCCACTCTATAGTGCTTCTTACGAGGCCATTGGTGTGAACACTCCGTTTAATGACCATATAGATAAAGTTTTGTCTCTTACTAATTCTAAAGATTTAACTTATAAAGATGTTACACTTGTTGCAAACAATGCTTTAACAGATAATGACCGAACTGTTTATTATATTTTAGACAAAAAAACTCGTAACTATGTAACAGATGGAAAGGGTCAACCTGCAACTATTGACTCCAATCGGTTTAAAAATTTAATTAAGGTTCAGTCGGCAAAAGATAATGAGTATGCGTCTCGTTACACAGGCGGAACAGATGAGCTTGAAAGCTTTATGCGTAGCTTTGTTGGTCTTGCTGGCGTTCCAGTTACAACTGCTCAAGAAATTCTTCGAAACACTATTGGTGCATTGCCTTCTAAATTTGGATTGCCGCAATTTGATGTTCCTGCTTATGGGTCAAGCGCTCAAATGAAATCTTCTGTTACAAAATTTTTCAATCCTGAATCGGAGTAAATAGGTGAGAGAAAACTATATTAAAAACTTTGCGCAAGATTCCGTAAACTTAAAGCGTGACCCTACGTTTGGTGAAAGTTTTAGTGCTGCGTTTGGGTATCAGTATTCTCCAGTTATTGCTGCAACTCAAGAAAGTATTTTGTTTGGTAATGCAGAAAAAATTCCCGACTTTAATCCGTTAGCAGATATGCAAGGCTATGAAGGATTTGAGGACGAATTAATTCGCGCTAAAAACCCTGGTCATTTAAATTTTATTAAACAGTCACTTGATAAAAACAGGCAGCGCAGGGAGGTTCTTTCTGAGTCTGATTTTTTTTCTGGCGCATTGCTTGCTGGTTTTGTTGATCCGCTTAACTTAGCTTTTGCTCTACCTGTTGTCGGTCAGCTTGGAATGATTGCAAAGGGTGGAATGGGAATTAGACAGGCTGCTATTGCCAGTGCAAAGGGTGGCCTTGCTGCTGGCGTAGTTGCTGAAGGTGTTCGCGCTCCATTTGATCCAGTTAACACCGAGCAAGAAACCGCCTTCAACCTTCTTACCACTACAGCTTTTAGCACATTGTTAGGTTCAGTGCCCAGTGCTGCGCGAAGTGTTGGTGGCGCTTACTCAAAGTCTGCGGGCAAGCTTCGTGATTTAGCTCGCGGGGAAATAGGCGATGAAATTGATGGTATTCAAGTTGTTCGCACAGAAAATTCTGGAACAATAGTTAAGTCTACCAAGAAAAAAATTACTATTGATGAGACTGAATTAGAGTCTGCTTTTAATGTAAAGGCTTGGACAAACACAGCTGGTACACCTAAAGGAGTTCTGCCGCTTCCAGAAGCCTCCTTTAATAGCCCAAAGGAATACGGTGATTTTCTTATTCATGTCGAAGCATTAAAGAAAACTGATTTTAGAAAACCTGGCGAAAGCAAAGCTCTTTACACAAATAGAATTAATCAAGAAGCTTTGGACAGAACATACTCTGGTTATGGTTTGAAAGAAACGCCTTTTACTAATAGCATTTGGAATCGTTTAATTCCTACCCCTGGTAAAACTATTATTCTTGATCCAGATGTTCCGAACTGGGTAAAGCGTTCTTATCAGTTGATGGAAGGTAATGCTGCTATGGCTATGGAACGCAATATTGCTGGCAAAGGTACGCAGTCTATACGCCAACGTATTCCCGTTTATACAGTTAGAGCGCGAACCCTTATTGAGTCGGCTCGGCGTGAATGGACAAAAGAAAAAAAGGGTAGAGCATCGACACAGCAATTTTCTGGTTTGAACCTGGACGATCCGACAACAATGGTTGGGATGAAGGGTAACTTTAACGAATGGTTTGA